AGCTCAAGTTAACCCCACAGGTATTGCACTTACTGCATCTTTAGGTGACGAATCACTTTCAACAGATCAAAACATATCAGTATCTGGATTAGGGCTAACTTTATCTTTAGGTAATGAATCAAGTAGTGTTACAAAAACTACTGGTTGGAACCGTGATACAGATATCAATACTGGCAACTCTATTGGTTGGAGTGAACAGCAGTGGGGCGCTGTAGGTGGATCATTTGCTCTTACAGGTCAAGCTTTAACTGCATCTATAGGCGATGAATCTCTTACTACCGATCAAAACATTTCAGTTACTGGATTAGGCACAACATCTGCACTAGGGACTTTCTCTATATCAGGTGATGGACAAATCACTGTTGTAGCTGGTTCTGAGACAGCCATGCAATCAGCTGTTGGCACAGCAGAGGCTGATCCTGAGTTTGTTGTATTCCCAAGTGGTAACGCTTTAACTTCAGCTTTAGGCACAGTAGAGACATCTATTTTCCTTACAGGTGTAGGATTGACATCAAGCCTTGGTGATGAAACTCAAGAGACAATCTACACGGCTCCAAGCGTATCAGCCACTTCTAATGTTGGAACCGTAGCAGTATCTGGAAGTTCGACTTTGACAGTGACTGGTAATTCTGTTACAAGTTCACTTGGTACTCTACAAGGCACCTTCTGGTCAGAAGTAGACGACTCAAACAGCGATATTAGTTGGACAGAGGTTCACAAAGCTGCATAAAAGTTTTGACAAACTTTAATTTTTAACTTTATATAGGAGATATTATGAGTTCGACATATTCGACAAGTTTAAGAATAGAGTTACAAGCTACTGGTGCAAATTCAGGAACTTGGGGTACTATTACAAACAACAACTTTTCTCAATCTTTAGAGTTTTCTATTGCTGGTGTTGTCGATGTAGCTTGTGGTGACGCTGCAGTTACGACACTTACGAATGCAGATGGACCACAATCTCAAGCAAACAACCAGGCTAGAAACGCACACATAAGATTAACAGGGGCACATAGTGATGTAAGAATTGCACAGTTCCCAGCTACACAAAAAATTTATTTAATTACTAACGCAACAACAGATGCTGGATCTGGAGGTCCATATGCTATGACAGCAAGACTTGGTGCATCTGGTAACACTTTATCAATTGAAAATGGCGCTACTAGATTAGTCGCTACAGATGGAACAAACTGGTATGATGTTTTTGCTGGACCAGGAACAGTTACTGCTCCAGTGGATCTTAACGGTCAAACATTAACTTTAGACGCTGATGCTGATACAACTATTTCAGCAGCTTCTGATGACGTTATTACATTTAAAGTTGCTAACGCAAATCAATTAACATTATCAGATGGTGCTTTATCGCCCTCAACAACCAATGATATTGATCTTGGAACATCATCTTTAGAATTTAAAGACGCTTTCTTTGACGGCACAGTTCGTATGGATGCAATTGGTTTTGGCACTACGTCAATGACATTACCTACTGGTGATGGTTCAGATGGTCAATTTATTAAAACTGATGGAGCAGGAACTCTTTCTTTTGGAACAGTTTCAACAACAACTAAATTAGATGATATTGCGACAGGTGATGCTGCATCTACTTTAGCAACATCTGCTGGTAATATTACGATTGATGCTCAAGGGGATGATACAGATATTATATTAAAAGGCACTGATGGTGGTGCGGACACAACTTTTCTCACGATAGACGGTAGTGAGGCAGGCACAGCAACATTTAATGCTGGAGCTACTTTCGGTGGTGCTGTTCTACCAGCTGCAGATGATACTCATGATTTAGGATCATCTACTTTGCAGTGGAGAGACATATATACTGGTGACTTAAATTTGAATAATACAAAAACTAGAGCTAATGAAGTTGATGGAACTTCAGGTCATTGGACTATTCAAGAGGGTGATGAAAACCTCTTTATCTTGAATAGATTAAATGGTAAAAAATATAAATTTAATTTAGAGGAGATTGCATAATGGCTTTAATTGTAGGTGGTACTACTGTTACAGGTACACAAACTTTAGATGCAACTAAATTGACAGGTAATTTGCCTGAAATTTCAGGAGCAGACTTAACTAATTTACCCGCTCCTTCAGCCGCTAATGTAGGCTCAGGTGCTGCAGGTTTAGGTTCAACCGATGTTGGACAAACTGCTTTTTGTAGAGAATACCAAGGTGGTCATAGTTGGACAGGTGATCCTGGTAGCACAACACCTGCTAGTAATATAAGATTTGCTTCTGCTGGTCCTCTAAGTTCTCCAAGCACTAGTATCAATAGTGGAACTTGGTTGCGTTTAGGCAGAACTATTAATCCAGCCAGCCCGCAAAGTAATCAACACACACTATTTAGGAGACAATCATAATGAGTATAACATTACTAGCAGTGAGAAACCCACGATGGAAAACTTTAAAGTTTCCTAAAACAGACGAAAATGGTGAAGATGTAAAAGATTCAAACGGTAATGTAGTTTTAGAAACAGTGCTAGATAGCAATGGTGATCCTGCAAAAGTTATTGATTGTGAATCTAAATGGTCTCATTTAGGAGACGAGTCACAAGAATGGGTAATGTTCGCAGCAAATAAAGATGATACAGAGGCGCACGGAAAACAACTTTATGAAGATTTAGTTGCTGGTAAATATGGTGCTATTGCTGACGAAAGTTAAATTATTTCAAAATTAAAAGATAACGATCTTCTTATTTCTAAGGGGTTTTTTAATTGTAAGGGCATTACATAATGTTGATGTGAAGCATGAAAAATATAAAAATCACCTATCTTTGGTTTGAACCATAATATTTTTTCGCCATGCACGTCTATAAATGTAAGCATACCATTAGTGTAATTTTTATGTAAATCACCTTTGTTGTTCATCTCTGGTGTTTTTAAAAATAAAACTGTCGACCATCCAATAGATTCGCCTTCCTTGGTAATATTGTGTGTATGAGGCGGATTCCACTCTCCATCTTTCATGTCATTTATCCAAGCACTAGTTATGTGATAATCTTTTATGTTGTCAAAATTTTTAATTTGTAAAAGTTTACTATTTTCAGCTATGCAATCTTGCATGCATTCATACATTGTATTAATTATTTTTGCTGTGGGTAAAATATTAGTTATGTCTAGTTCAGATTCAATATTACCCGCTAGTGTGCTACTTGCTGATTGTAAATTATTTTTATTTTTTTCATAAATGCTATTTAATTCATCTACTTCATGTGTTGGCAAATTGTATTTTCTTATAATTTTGCCAGCAACAATAGTTTCAGCTTTAATATTTTTGTCATTTAAATTCATCATTAATCCTTTCTATTTATATTTTGTCTCAGTTTGTAACATAAAATCGATGTCAAGAAAACAATTTAAAATAATTGTGTTGCAGAACGAAAAAATATGCTTACATTAGGTTCTCACCAAAATTAACAATCACAGGAGAAAAATATGGAAAATGAAGATGTAAATAAAGCCATTGCCTACCTTGCAGATAAGGTGAGCAAATACCACGAACGACTATTAGCTGTCGAAAGAGATACTGAAAGACACATTAAGAATAAAGAGCAGCATTGTTGTGATGACTGTGATTGTAAAAAATCTTAAGGAATGTATAAATAATTAATTTCTGAAATATTAAGAGTGTTTATTGCGTCTTGTTTTGTTTCTACTAAGGTTTCACCAGCTAAATTAAAAGAAGTATTAAATAGTATGGGGACGTTTGTTTTTTCATGAAATAGTTTTATTATTTCATAAAACTTTTTATTTTGTTCTTTTGTAACTGTTTGCACTCTGCACGTACCATCAACATGTGTTATTGCAGGTATTATACTTTTCTTTTCTTCTTTTACAGGAATAGCATATGACATGTATGGTGATTCTTTTATTGTCCCCATATCAAACCATTCATGAGCATGTTCAAGTAAAACTGTGCCTGCAAAGGGTCTAAACCATTCTCTTTTTTTAATTTTATTGACAATATCTTTGCCGTTTTTATTTCTAGGATCAAAAAGTAAAGATCTATTTCCTAAACCTCTTGGTCCATATTCAGAACTATTTTGAAATATAGCAACAACTTGTTGATTTAATATTTGTTTTACTGCTTCGTTTTTATCTGTAATGATCATACCAAACTGCTGCGCCTAAAGATGTGCCTCCGTCATGTGGACAGGGATCAACAAAGAAATTTATATTTTTAAAATACTTTGTATACTTGTAATTGTTAACACAATTCAAAGCGTAACCACCAGACAAGATTACGTTTTTCGTGTTGTTATAAGTTAATGCTTTCTCTATTAAATCTAATGTATATTTTTCAGTAGCTATTTGAACTTGTTTTGCTAAATCTTCATCTTTTTTACCAAAACTATTACCGTAAGATGATAAACCCATGGCCTTACCTGGCTCTGCAAAAAAGAGATTATCTTTATCTTTTGATCGTAATTTAATTAGAGAACAAAGATGGTTAAAAAGTTGCCCTGGTGTAAAATTACTTGTCATTCTAATTTCACAATTATCTAAATCTGTAGCAAAATAATCAAACTTAGTATCTTGTATATTGATAGACAAAAATTTTTCTTTATCTTCTTTATCTAAATAAGCAGCTGTACACTGAACATTAGAAAAACATTTATATTTTTCTACTACCCTCGAATTATCAATATAAAAAATACTATCTACTTCTCTAAATGTACTTTTTGGTCGATTGTAAGCGCCTCCTCCGTCCATAACTATACACACTGCTTCATAAAATTTAGAAACATAAAAAGCAGAACAAGCGTGATAAATATGGTGATGCCAAGGATTATAAAAACTTTTCTTTATGTTGTATTTTTTAATTAATAAATCAATAACTTCTTTATCTTCATCGTCATCTTTACCGAATGATGCAAATATGAAAACATCATCAAAATTTTTTATTTGTTCAAAGCTTAAAAAATTATAATCATTTGGTGTAGGTCCCCAATGTTTAATTTTGTTAAAACGACTTTCTTCAAAAAAACTTAACTTGTTGTTTTCTTTTATGCAGATAGACGAGTCGTGTGATATATTTACACCAATAGTCAAGTTATTTAGGTGTTTGACCTAACATATCTTTTAAAGATGGTGCGAATACTTTTACATCACGTTTAATTTTTTCTGCAGTAGTAGAAGTATTTGGATCATCAATATCAGCTTGCATGGCTTCTTCAGACTCGTACTCTTTACCTGTATCTATATTTGTAATTGTAGTTTCTGTTTTTACGTTATATTTTGGAACCACTCTACCATCCTCTAATGTTACTGTTCCAATTTGTTCTGCGTTTTTTATTATTGGCATTTTACTATCTCCATCTTAAATTAAAACTTAAAATAATTCTATCTTGATTAGAATTATTTTGTTGCACTTCATGTTGTAACCATGAAGGAAAAAAAATCAAGTTATTCTCTTTTGCCTCCCACTGCACACTATGTGCAAAATGAACCGATAAATCTTGGTTTTTAGGCGGATCAAGCACTTCGGCTTGTGGTCTTGGTTCAATAAAAACAAGATTGCCACTATTTTTTGGAACTTTTATGTAATACACTCCAGATAAAAAATTTAGGGGATGTGTGTGCACTGTGTTTCTAGCACCTGGTGGATTTATCATACCCCATAACCCTGTCATTTCAGGCCCGTATTTTCTCTCTACACTTAATGCATTAAAACATTCTTGTGCTTGATACATTATATCTTGTGTTACTTCTTTAAACTCTTCATGCAAATACAAATCCTCTTTGCTGTGCCACCCTTTTATGTTCGATTTTGGTGATCCAACTTTATCCTGTTTTTGTAAATCATAAAGTTTTTGTTCTAAATTGTAATTATTCTCTAACTCTGTGGTAAACACAGGAGTAATAAACATACCTTGTAATTTCATCTTAACCCTTTCTAATTCTAGTAATTGTATTCTTTCTTGTTTTTGAGTGTAAACCATATTTAATATACAACCAAACTAATTTAAAAATTAATTGTTTCATTTAATCCTTTCTAAAGTTGACCTTTTGTAACCTCCATAAAACTTACAATTATGTGAACTTGGTTAGCAGCGTTGGCTTGCGCTTTTAATACATCAGATTCTTGCAAAACAAGAGGCTGAGATAGTAATTCTGTCGTAGTATTAGTTGCTACACTTTTTGCTTTAAATAATTCAAAAGTTGCAGATGACCTTACAACTTCTAAATCAACAAGTGTGGTGCTACCTGAGTCATTACAAATTAAAATAGATTTAACAACATCCGTTGTAGGTGGCACAGGAGGTGTGGCACCAGGATTAGCTGTTGGCACAGTTATTATAGTTGTTAAATCTGTTGATGTCATATCAACCATTGCACTTTTAAATGTATTAGCCAAGGAAAAAACCCTCCGATTCTGTTTCTTCTTTAAGATCTTGTTGGTAGTTTGTATTTAATAAAAGTATTATTTGATCAAGTAATCTAATCATCTGATCAAACTGACCAGCATCATATTCTGGCGTAGCGTTGGGTAATCTTGTAATTGTGATTTTAGCCATTATCTTCTACCGTCTGGTCTTATCTCTAATTTTTGTGAACCAAGTCTCCAAGGTGTATCATCTACTGTGTTGGTTGTATATCTAATTTTTACTGCTCTACCTCTTCCTCTAACACTTACTTTTTCTGTAGTGCTAGTTATACTTGCATTTGATGTAACATTAGAAGAAGATTGAGGATATTGCTCTAATGTTAATCTTGCAGTCATCGTATTTGCTAAGTTATCAAAATCTGGTACTAATTTGCTAATAGACATTAGTTGATCACCATCGGCAATCTCCACCGAACCTGTTTCTAAGAACGCTGTTATTGCTGTCCCATCTGCCTGGTTATTACCAGACTCATGTTCATAAATAAAAGACGCACCAGCCGTTAATCCTAGTATAGTAGATACGTTTGCTGTAGCACTAGCATTATACTCAGTAGCTATTGGTTTTTCATACACATAAGCACCAAGCCAAGTAGTTCTTCCTAAACTCAATGTATACCAAGTTCCCTCTAGATAATTATAAGCGACAGCTCTGTCTATTTGTGTTGCATTAGCTGAAGGGTAATACCAAATTATCTCATTATAGGCTGTGTTTAATCCTACTGCTATATCGTTTCTATTTGTATAACTAAGATCATCAAAAACAAAATCTTGCACTGAACAAGGCATTTTTTTGACAACACCATCATAAAGATAAAATGCATCATCAGACATCCAATAAGCTATGCCATTAACCTCTATGGCTGCATGTTGAGCTATAAGCCCAGCGTTTGCACCTAGTTGTCTAAGACCAAATGTAAAAGGTGTGCCAACAAATTGAATACCGTGTAGTGACGTGTCTGTCCAAACCAATATTTGTCCTGCTGATTTTACAGCACCTACGATTTTTGAACCATCCGATATACGTAACGATCCTGCTTCATTCGTTGCTACAGGTGTAAAATCAGTAGCATCTTCTCTGTCCGAAAATCTAAAAAATAAATCGTCTTGAGTGCCTGTGCTACCTATTGTAGTTTCTGTGCCAAATATTAACAAATGTCTAGTGTCAGTGGAAACAAGACTAAATCTTGATGCAGTTGGAGCATTAGACAAAGCTGTAGCTCTTGTGCCTGTTCCTGCAGAGGTGTCCCAAATAAATGTGCCACCATCTAAAACAGTAGCAATTAAATCCTCACCAAAATTATCTAGTGACCAGTTTCTACCGACAAGAACAACATCAGAAGCTGAACTAGCTGTGCCCCAAGTGCCACTACTCCAAGTGTCTGTGCCCCAACCTAAACCATACGTTGAAGTAGCTGGGCCAACATTAATTTGATATTTTGCATTACCTGATCCACCACCTCCAGATGTTGATCCAGATGCTGTGTCAGTGTGTGTTACTGTGTAATTATTTGCATCAGTTATAGATGTAATTTCGAATTCTTGATTCATATCTAAACCGTCAATGGATGAAAAAGAATCAAAAGTTACAAAATCTCCCTGTATTGCGTTATGACTTGTATCTGCCACGGACACCGTAGTAGTGCCATTTGTTGTAAAAGGATTATTCAAAGCTTGTGTTTCACGAATAGGTGTAATGTCAAACACAGCTCCCTCGTTATAAATATATAGTTTTCTATCTGTGCCTAAAGCTAAATATCTTAAACCATCTAATCCTACCCATGAGTGAGTATCTCTTACCACTCCCACGATTGTTCTATTAGGATTAGGCAGGTTTGTCCATCCACCCCATCTTTCTGGTTTTCCATAGTGAAATCTAACAAAATCAGAATCTATGTATTTTCTTTCATCTCCTGCAGAATATGCAGTATCTTGTTTATCTACGCCAGGGCGAAATTTAAGGTCTACTAATTGCATGCTTTTATAATAAATTAGTTATTGTTTTGAGGCAAGAATTGAGTTCCCACATTGCCTTTAAACGCATAATTACCATAGTGTGTCATACCAGATAGAATATCAGCGTATATTTTACCACCCATATTTTGCCATAAACGACAAAAAGCGTAATCTTCTGACAAATATCTGCGTGTTTCTGGCTCTATCATGGTATCGAAGAAAGCATAATTCCAATCAGATGTTTTATGATAATCAAATTCTTTTTCATGTGATTGATTGATATGTTGATCTGGTTTGAATTTTAAGTCTGGATAAACATTAGCCATTCGTTCAAATACCTCTTTTTTGATCATCATAAAACCAGTAGGACCATCTAAAACCTCAATAAATCCTTTTTCAAGTAGTATGTTGTTAGGATCTTTAACGTTTAAATTATACTGTAATGAAGCTGCAAGTAATTCATCTTCAGATATGTCTGGTTTATCTTTAAGTCTTTTTTTTACTTTTATCCAGTCTATGGTTTTTCTTGGATAAATACCAGTTACAACATCTTTATCATAATCTAGCATCCTCATCACTGAATCAGGGTTAAAAGCTAAATCAGCGTCAATAAACAAAAGATGTGTATAGTCACCGTCCATAAATAATTGAACAAGAGTATTTCTTGCTCTGGTTATTAAAGACTCATTACCTATAGTACCAAACTGTAACTCTATTTTGTTAGTGGCTGCAAGAGCTACAAGTTGCATACAGCTCTTAAAATATTCTGTTGTAAGTAGTCCCCCATAACAAGGAGTTCCAATAAAAATTTTATGCATCTTTGTAAAAAATGTTAAGTGTGTATCTTTCAGAGCTATCTCCAAAAGATTGCAAGTCTGAGTGTGGTATTTTACTACCATTAAAAAACAATGCCCTATTTTCAATAAAACCTATGTGTGATGATAAAGATTTACCTGTCATAAAACCTGTTCCATTATTCAATAAAGGTTCACCCTTTACAAATAAAAGAAAATTAGCAACATTGTCTTTTTCAACGTCCACATGAAATAAAGGTTCTTTGTTGTTTTGTCTTTTGTGAGCACTAACTGAGATAGGCTCTAGATTTCTGTTAGGAAAAAAATAATCTTTTATTAACTTTAATAAAGGATCTGTATGAAAACTGTGAGGAAAGGTATGTCTATATCCATAA